CCCGCCGGTGACGGGTGGCCCCAAGGCCGACGAATGCGGGATCATTGTGGCGGGTGTCCAGACGCAGGGGGCGCCGCAGGATTGGCGAGCCTTTGTTCTGGAGGATGCTTCGGTTTCAGGTTCGCCGCAGGTTTGGGCGCAGCGTGCGGTGGATAAGGTTCGCGAATACGGTGCGGACCGGCTGGTCGCCGAGGTCAATCAGGGTGGCGAGCTGGTTGAATCGCTGGTGCGCTCGATCGATCCGCTGGTGCCCTATCGGGCGGTGCGTGCGTCTCGCGGCAAGGCGGCACGGGCAGAACCGGTGGCGGCGCTTTACGAACAGGGGCGCGTCAAGCATTGCGGCAGTTTTGCGGAGCTGGAGGATCAGCTGTGCACGATGACTGTTTCCGGGTTTACGGGTAAAGGTAGTCCGGATCGGCTGGACGCACTGGTCTGGGCGATTACGGATCTGATGATTGTGCCGGCGCTGATGTTTCAGCGGCCGCGAGTGCGAAGACTTTAACTTTAATAAGGGAGCATAACTTAATGGTTTTGCAGCTTTTCAAGACTAATAAAGGTGCGGAGGAGGTTAAGGCCTCGGCGGCGGCTCCGATGATTGCATTTCACGGCTCCGGGCGTGTGGCATGGTCGGCGCGTGACACCGGCAGCCTAACGCGCACGGGGTTTGTCGGTAATCCGGTGGGGTTTCGATGTGTGAAGATGATCGCCGAAGCAGCGGCGGCTGTGCCTTTTCTGTTGCAAGATGCCGAGCGCCGATACGAAACCCATCCAATGCTGGCCTTGATGGTGCAGCCAAATCAGGCGCAGGGGGCTGCGGCGTTGCTAGAAGCTTTCTACGGTCAGTTCTTGTTGTCCGGGGACGGGTACTTCGAGGCGGCAGGCGAAGATGGGCCGCGCGAGTTGCATGTTCTGCGCTCCGACCGGATGTCGGTGGTTCCGGGGGCAGACGGTTGGCCGGTGGCGTATGAGTACAAGGTTGGTTCGCGAAAGCACCAGTTTGACATGCGGCAGGATTTTGCGCCGGTGCTGCATGTGAAGGCATTTCATCCGCAAGACGACCATTATGGTTTGTCGCCAATGCAGGCGGCGGCTTCGGCACTGGATGTGCATAATTCGGCGTCGAAGTGGTCGAAAGCATTGCTCGATAACGCCGCGCGACCCTCCGGTGCTATTGTTTATAAGGGCGCTGACGGGATGGGGGCGCTGGCGACGGACCAGTATAACCGCTTGGTGGAAGAGATGGAGAGCCATCATCAGGGGGCGCTAAATGCAGGCCGTCCGATGTTGCTGGAGGGCGGGTTGGATTGGAAGCCGATGGGGTTCTCGCCGTCGGATATGGAGTTCCAAAAGACCAAGGAAAGCGCTGCGCGCGAGGTAGCGTTGGCGTTTGGTGTGCCGCCGATGTTGTTGGGGTTGCCGGGGGATAACTCGTTTTCGAACTATCAGGAGGCGAACCGGGCGTTTTATCGTCTTACGGTTTTGCCACTGGTTTCCAAGACTTTAGCGGCGTTGACAGGGTGGCTTGCACCGATGTTTGGCGAGGAGCTGGTTTTGAAGGCTGATCTTGACGGTGTGCCGGCCCTAGCGACAGAGCGGGAAGCGCAATGGCGTCGTGTGTCCGGTGCAGAGTTCCTGACGGCGAGCGAAAAGCGCCAGATGTTGGGGCTGCCAAAGCTGGCGGAAGATGAATGAATCGCCGGAGCGGGGGGTCAAAATACCTCTACGAACCGTTCGATGCAGCGAGTGCGCGGATGGAAGCGCACGAGCGGGTTTTTGACGAGCGCTGGCATGCGTTAGAGCGTCGGTTGCTCGTGATAGAAGGGATGCTGGAGAGGTTGGAAAAACGGCTTTGGTTGGCAGTTTACGGCGCTGCGGCGATGTTTTCGGCGGATGTGGTTTACGGGTTGGTTTCAGGGCCGTGAGAAATCTAATTATTCGAAAAGTATATGTAATCAAGAAATACTGGCGGGAAATAGTATGAATTATCATAGTTATGCATGTTCCTTCGAGACGAAGTTTTGCCGTTTCGAGGGGGATGTAGGCCTTAAGGATGGCTCGGAAATTGTTGGATATGCTTCTTTGTTTGATGCGACCGACAAGGGCGGGGATGTGGTGCAAAAGGGGGCTTATGCGGCGTCTCTGGCACGGCTTCAAAAGGCGGGCGGCAAGGTGAAAATGCTTTGGCAGCACGATCCGATGCAACCGATCGGTGTTTGGGACGAAATTGGAGAGGATGACAAGGGATTGTTCGTCAAAGGTCGGCTTTTAACCGAGGTGCAAGCCGGCCGCGAGGCGTTGGCTTTGCTGCAAGCAGGAGCGATCGACGGGTTGTCGATCGGCTATCGCACGGTGCGTGCAGAAAAATCGTTGAAGGGTAGACTACTTCACGAAATTGAACTTTGGGAAGTTTCGATGGTGACTTTCCCGATGCTTCCAGAGGCGCGAGTAGCGCCTTCGGATGACGAGGCGGCGCTGGCACAAAGTCTGGCGGAGACCTTTCGGCAGGCTCGGGATTTACTGAGCTAAACGTAATTACCTAAGGATATTTTAAATGGGTGACAAAGAAATGAAGTCCCGTGGCGGTGCTGCCACGGGGGTGGCTCCGGCTGTCGAGGTCAAGGCTGCAATGAACGAGTTTTTGAGTGAATTCAGTGGCTTTCAGAATGATATTAAATTTAAACTTAAAGAACAGGAAGATCGTCTAAACATGTTTGATCGTAAATCAATTTCCGCCTCGCGCCCTGCGCTTTCGACAAAAACCGAAGTTGGCATCCCGCATAAGAAAGCGTTTTCAGCGTACCTTCGCAGCGGCGATGATGACGCGTTGCGTGGCCTTCCGGTAGAAGAGAAGTCGCTTTCGACGGCGGTGTCAGCGGACGGCGGATATTTGGTTGACCCTCAAACGGCCGATCAGATTACGGGCGTTTTGCGCGGGGCATCGTCCATTCGCAGCATTGCGAACGTGGTTCAGGTCGAGTCCACTGCGTTTGACGTTCTGGTTGATCACACCGATATCGGCGCCGGTTGGGCAACGGAAACCGCGTCGGCGACAGAGACCGGCACGCCGCTGGTTGAGCGCATTTCTATTCCATTGCACGAACTGTCGGCGCTACCGAAAGCTTCGCAGCGCTTGCTGGATGACACAGCGTTTGATGTTGAAGGTTGGCTCGCGACACGTATTGCGGACAAGTTCAGCCGTGCCGAAGGCGTCGCGTTCATTAACGGCGATGGTCTTGATAAACCTAAAGGGTTCCTGACCTACGCTGCGGTTGATAATTCGGCTTGGACCTGGGGTAACCTTGGGTATGTTGCCACTGGCGCGGCGGGAGATTTTGACGGTATTGACCCGGCTGATGCGATTGTGGATCTGGTATATTCATTAGGCGCCCGGTACCGCGCCAATGCAGCGTTTGTGATGAATTCCAAGACGGCGGGTGCGGTTCGCAAGATGAAGGACGCGGATGGTCGTTTCCTTTGGTCTGATGGTCTGGCGGCCGGTGAGCCTGCGCGCCTGATGGGGTATCCGGTGCTGATTGCCGAGGATATGCCGGATATTGCGGCGGATACGACGGCGATTGCTTTCGGGGATTTTTCGGCGGGTTACACCGTTGCTGAGCGCCCTGATCTTCGTATTTTGCGTGATCCCTTCAGCGCCAAGCCGCATGTTCTATTCTATGCAACCAAACGTATTGGTGGCGATGTGAGCGACTTTGCCGCGATCAAACTTCTGAAATTCTCGCTGACCTAGGTCGGCTTGAATACCCGTCTTTTTGGGCGGGTCCAGCACCCCTGCATCCTCCGGTTTTTTTGCTGCTCCCTCCGCGTGAGGGGTGCAGGGGTGTGTCTGATTTTCCAAACGAGAGGCTGCGCATGAGTGGATATTTCCTGAAAGACCCTGACTCCGAACTGGAGTTGTCGATTGACTGGCGTGCTGGATATTTGCAGCGCGAAGAACGGGTTCTGGATGATTTGGGATGGTCGATCAGACCGGTCGAAGAAGTCGAAGGTGAACTGCGGGTAGTGCAGCAGGAGTGTTCTGCAGCCTGTTCTCGCGCCACGTTTGAAGGCGGAGTTCCGGGACGGATCTATATGGTTTCGAGCCGGATTGAGACGACGCTTGGACGGGAGTTGGAGCGCTCGATTGTGTTTCGGGTGACAGAAAGGAAATTGCCATGATGTTGGAAGAAGTAACAGCGGTTGCGACCGCAGATTTGCCCGTTCGCGCGTTTGCCGAGCATTTGAAGCTTGGCAGTGGGTTTACCGATGACGGGTCCGAAGATGCGGTGCTGGAGGTTTGCTTGCGATCCGCAATGGCGGCGATCGAGGTGCGGATTGGCAAGGCGCTGATGACACGGAGCTTTCGGTGGGAGTTGACCCGCTGGATTACGCTCGGCGAGCAAGCGTTGCCTGTCGCACCGGTCGTTGTGATGAACACTATGACGGTGGTGGACCGGAGTGGTGCCGAGACCGTCGTCGATGCGGCGCTTTACGTGCTTGAGAGGGACA